CTCAATTAAATATTGTTGAGCCCATTCATATGCGGAAGCTGGATGGTTGAATAGTTTTCTTTTTCTTTTCAACCATCTGGCTCCTTGCTTTTCATAGATAGCCATTTCCCATTTTTGTTTGTTATAAACATTGATTTTCTTCTTTACAGGGTGACAAGACACCCAGATCTTATTTTCTAATAAATATAATATGTCATCTTTTTCCATTTAAAATATATATCTTATAGTGTTTATATTAAAATACGTGGAGTATATCTTTTTGAAATCTCCAAGTAATCTCTTCTTATGTGCCAGAGGATAGCGCATTACTCCTGATGCATTCTTTGCTTCTCTAGAATACTTCATGATCTCACGTGCTTCATCACTAGCTTTTATCATTTGATTAACATGATTAGTAAGTGCAATAACTTCACACTTGTTCTCTCCTGCATAAGCGTTGACTTCAGAGAACAGATCATTATACTCTTCTCTCCAACCAGGATAAAACACCAGGGGACTGTAGTTTAAGTGTACTTCCCATCCTAGCATCTTGAGTCTATCCACGTCTTTTATTCTAGAGTGGATCTTCTGCATCTTAGGTTCAAGTATATCTGAATACTTCTGAGGCATCAAGCTTACCCTTACTCTTGGTGGTTTATTGAAATGATTCACGTCAAGTTTAAGTAATCCTGGATACTTAGTAGCCATAGTACTATTCAGCCGGGGATGATCATCAAAGCGCTTAAGGTAATCATGTAGTGGTTCAGGCATATGCTTTTGCATCAGAACTAAATCTGAGTTACAAGCTATGTCTACCATTGTATATACTGGATCTTGCTGGTTAGGTACTTTAGTATATCCCGCCTCCCAGGCAAGCACAGACTTAAATATATCATCAACATTTTGGTTTACAAAAACTCTCTTACCATTATATCTAGACATATAACAATAGGTATCTACACAACCCCCAAAACAACCATAGATTATATTGGGAGCTATGCAGTCAGAGCTATTATTGTTGGTCTTTGTAACTAGAGTCTTTGTCTTTTGGTATTTGACTGCCATTATCTATCTCTTTACTTATTACATTAAAAGCAACAATAAGAATTATAAAAAAAATTATATGGCCAATAGTCATTCTTTTACCTTAAAAACTATTGTAGGAACCCACTCTGGTGGTTCTCCTGGATCATAATTACTTTCATAGTGATTACTTTCTTCTAGGATTTCATAATCCTCTTTTAAATAATCTGTTACTTTTTTCCAAACTTTTCCAGGTACAACGCCACGGCCATATCTAAACTTCATAACAAGTTTATCTTCCTGCTGGTTGTACCTTATACTAGGAGAGTATTGATTATATTCATGTACTTTTAAAACATGTTCTAAAATATAATATTCTAAATCATCAACATTTGCAATTTCATCTTTATTCCAATCCATTACCATTCAATTTCTTTATGACCTAATTCTTTTAGATTCTTGTTAATATTTATAAATAGATTGTCTGTATCCCATTTACCTCCTCTATATGCAGCCGCAGCTGGATGAACTACAAAGTGTTTGTGATGAACATTAGAAATATATTTAGCAAATGGTTTTGCTTTAGCACCCATAAATACAAACTGAAGTATGTTAGGATAATCAGTTAAAATATGTGCAAATATACATTGACTCCAATGTTTCCATATGTTAACATGGGCCCCAATGTTATCTACTTCACATGTAAGTGCAGTATTTAACATAAGCACACCCTGCTTAGACCATCTACTTAGATCACAGTCTCTGCTTGCATCTGGATACTGTCTTTGTAATTCATCAAAGATATACCTCAATGATGGTTGTTCCTTATTAGTCTTTGAACAACTAAATGCTATTCCGTCAGCAACTCCTTCTTGAGGATATGGATCTTGTCCAATAATAACAACTTTAAGATCTCTATATGGGCACATCTCATATGCCTTAAGTAAATCAGGAAATTTTGGTGTAAACTTCTTACCATTATCAACTTCCTTAGCTAACGCTAATAGTGGTTTAGAGAATGCTGCAGAATTTACTGTATTCCAAAGCGCTTCTACCCAACCTTCATATGGACTCTCAGCAGCATCTGAGAGCTTATTCATAAATTTTTCTTGTATTTCTTTAACGTCCATCTTTATCTCTATTAATATTTTTATCAATGCACTTCTCTATTTGAGACGCAAAATATATACCGGTACATATACCACAAAACCACACTATAACGTGTGTAATAATAGCTAATTCTTGCATAATTTTAATTTTAGTACACCCAGTAGGACTTGAACCTACAACCTACAGCTTAGAAGGCTGTTGCTCTATCCAATTGAGCTATGGGTGCATGAAGGGCCCAGCTAAGAAAATTACAAAGACGCCAGGCCCCCAAACAACAACACTTTACTTTTTAAGATTATTTAATCTATCTAGTTCAAAGTCAAGATGATTCTTGGCTTTTACTATATCTTCTATATGTTTATCAATATCCTCCATACCTTGTTCATATTTTTTACCACAACGCAAAAGGTATGCAACAGAGTTACCAACATTATAGGACAGGTCAAAGTCTTCACACACTTTACGTGCTTCATAACCGTAAGTTTTTCCTATATAATAATTAGGAATCTTTTTTTCTGAGTAATCTACTTTTTCTTTTTCCATTTGCTCTTTATTTATTTTATTAAACTCCTCAAGGGTGTAGCTTTTATTGAATTCAAACCCTGGAGGACAACTCATTGTTACTTCAAAATCTATTGGTTTTTTATAATTAGTGACAGAATAACCGTAGTTACTACAGACTCTGTCCATATCCCAGTAATGTTTGTTCTTACCTGTTAATTTACAGATCAAATATGTTAGCAGCTTGATCAAACGTGCTTTCATCTAATTCTATTTCTTGAGGAATATCTATATCTTCCTCTGGTTCTTTAACTTGGTCCCTATTTTGTAATTGAGAGTTACTTAGTAGCTCTGCAACCATAAACTCATGAAACTTAGATTGCTTTTCCATCCATGTTCTAGGATGATTAACCTTAAATGCATGAGTAACATGATTGTAAAACATCCATGCAGTATCTGGATCTACCCCATAGTTATATGAAGGATCAGACATCTCAGACTTTACAATGCTTAGTTGTTGTGAGTCAATAAGTTTTTCATCAATAAATAAACGTCCAGCAAACTCAGCCTGCTCTTTAGTAGATAAAGAAACATTTTTCATTTCATCTTTATCTTGTATCAGTTGAGCATAACTATGTTTAGCTTGACCTAGTTGTCTAGCAATAGTCAGAGCAATATCTGCATTAGCAGTTCCAGTATGTTTACGACCATAGTTGGCCATATCACCTTTAATCATTCCATTATTGCAAACAAACACATAAGCACCTATCCCGCATTGGAATCTTGTACTCTTGTCATATGAATTGGTCCAGGCAAACATCATACCTAACTCTGAGTCAGAGCTATTTGTATTAATATGATATATACCTTGCGCTACATTAGCATTCAGGTTAGACCTGAAGACACTTTTGGTTATCTTCAGGTTGTGCTGATCTAGTAGCTTCTTTGTATGATCCATTACTTCCTTGTGAGAGACAACGGTATATGTCTTTCCGTGGTTTGGTAATGGGGCAGTTTCTAGATAAGTCTTAGAGACTTGAGTTGGTTTTGAATGTCCCATATTTTTTCTTTCAAAGTTAATAAAATTATTTAAATAAATCAAGCTGTCCACAGCTTATTCCTAAGATATTATCTATCTCTTTTTCAATAGCTTGCTGATAATATTTATAGTTAATATCATAGGTATCCCACTTAGGGTTTAGTGTCATCTTATTATAGACTGTAGCTAACCATGGACCTGACTCAAGTTGAATCATACGTCCATCATTTTTGTTTACCTTAATAAGCTTACTACCTCTATTAGAGATATAATATCTATTTATCTTTTGCAGATTGTCAACAGTAAGATTGTTATCTTTCAGGTATTGTGATGTTACCTGCCAACCACTGTTAGTTTTACTACCTATACAATAATCTAGAATGTTTTGATTCTGTTGTAAATATACTTGTGGTAAAACACCGTTTACAAAATATTCATAGATACCTTTTGGAATAACTAGTTTAGACTTGTTCTTATGCATAGCTAGATCCGTAAACTCAAACCTACCTTTACATTTAACAGGAGCATAGTAGAATTTATCCTTATCTGTTTTAAATAGATAATGTGGATTCTTCTGCTTAAGTTCTCTAAACTTTGTTAGATCTGTCTCAATATATTTAAAGATACCAATATAATTATTGACATCACCAAATACAATCTTTTGATACTGATCATGTTCAAGTTGTAACATAGTTATCTCCTCCCACTTCTTACACACATCCATGTATGTTTCAATAGCAGTTTTAGGAATCATAGTTTCTATACCATCTGTATTCTGCATAATAGCAATGGCCTCTGGTATTGCTTCCATGATCATCTCATAAAGCATCATCAAGGTTAATTGACCATTAATTGTAATACGCATAGTAAACTCAGGATCATATAGAAAAGAATTCTTATCATTAGATAGACCGTATGTACTATTAAGTATAATTTTATATACATAGTTCATAGGATTACTCTTAGGAATCTTCTTTCTTTCATTAAAAAACCATTCATACTGATCACAAAACTGTTGTGCTGGAAAGTGCCCTGGTGACCACTTGTTCTTAATAGCCAAGTTAGGATAGAAGCTTGTAACATCTGAAGACATTATAATCATATCTTCTGTTTCTTCAAACACTCCTGCCCTTGTTGCACCATGCACACCACCCAAACCAAAGTCTGTTTTTACACCCCGGTATTTAACACTATACTTGAAAGCACCTTTGATGCTCAACGGATCAAGCTCAACAGTTTTAAATCTATCAAGAAGACTATTAAACTCTGCTGTCTCAAACTTAATATAAGGTAATATAATATCCTCAAGTTTAATAACACGTCTAAATGTTCTCATTTGTTTTAGGTCCCGCTTAGGTATGTTAAGTTCTTTACTAAGATAATAACTAAATAACTCTTTAGATATTCTTGGCTCAGATGCATTTAATAGATTAATACCATAACGTTTAGACAAATCCAACCTTAGTGCAATCAAACTTTTTGATTTATTATATATCTCCTGTGTTGCTTCCACATCATTAATACAATACTCAATGATCATATCAATCTCTTCTTGAGTAGTTATCTCTGTGTCATGCTCAATAGGCATATCAAGAATATTATTCCAATCCATTGTATACTCAATCCACTTAAGACTAGACCGTTTGGCCATGTTGTCCCAATGATTAAGTTTGTATACATCAATATGTGGTATCTTTAGATCCCATGGTGCATAGGGCGGAAAGTTTCTATTATTAATTAAGTCAATAGTTTTTTGTGCAAAGTCATAAATCTTCCTTGCAAACACCTCACCTTTACCCCACTGTTCATGGTTCTCCATTATATGGTTGGTTACTTGTCCGTCAAAAGCTAATCCATTAAAGGATATGTGAAAAGATCTTTCTTCTACATTTTCTCTTAAGAAATCTATAAAAGAATCAGAATCATCTCTCAGCTCATGAATGACAAAAACCCTTGTATCATTGCTTTTATAATGTTTGAACACTGCAACAAAGCAATTGCATAGTGTTTCATAATCCATGACCCAGTGATTCATACTAATAAAATATAAGTGTTAATATTAATGTAACTAATATACCGATAAAGCCTATGGTAAATCCAAACATAGCATCATCATATTTATTATTTTTCATCATTATCTTTTTTATACTTCTCTTCCCATCTGGTCATGTTTTCTATAAGTTGTTTTTGGTTTTCTATTTGGTTAGCTTGTCTAACACATATCTTAGTCAATCTAAATATAAAATATAAAACCAGTATTGTAATTAATGCTACCATAATTTAAAATTTTTAGCAAAAGAAAGGGGACCGAAGCCCCCTCTCATTGCATTCACACAAATAAAATAGTTAAGAAACTATGTTAAGATTAGTTGCCTTTGCAGAACTCATGTTCTTATTATAAGGCTCAGGATCTTTTGTTAAGAATCCTTCAATGTCATATTTATTTTTGCTTATATTGATACCAAAAGTTTCAACAAAGCCTTTGATTTCTTCAGCATCTGTTATATAATACTCTGCATGAGTATCCATCATAACTCTTTGCTCTTTAACTTCTTTACCGTTAGCTCTCTTACCTACTCTTAGTTTAATCTCATCTCCATTGTCATCCAGCTTAGGGACCATGTGATAAGAACCTTTGTAGGTCTTAGATATAACTGCAAGAATTTTACTTCCTGGATCAAATATTGCCTCTACATAGGGACAATCAATTGATGCAGGCATTAGTTTAAAGGTCTTATATGGACCCCAGTTTGATGTGGTAATGATCATGTTACCACCAAAACTTATTGATTTTTTTGCCATAATTTTATATAGTTTTTAATTATTTTACTCTCAGCAAAGATAGTAATTTTTTATTAAAAATATCCAAATCATCACTCTTTTTCATTGTAAGTTCTTCTTTATTCAAATTGGGTTTGTCACAAAGTTCAAAGACTTTATATAACAACTCCGGATCTACTGCTAGTTCTTCAGCATAATCATCATGATAAAACTCAGGATGTAAATATGAATCAACATATATAGCAATAGTTCCTTTATCTCCAAAGAAATCTGTAATAATTGTTTTTATTGGCTCACTTATTTTTGAATATCTACCACGTACTATGTGGTTAAAGTCATGACCAATGCCTGACATGTCAAAGACATATACATGTTTTGTAGGACTCACTTGAAAGTAATTTTCAAATTTAGAGTTCTGCAAAAGATATAATGTCTCAAACTTTGTCCAAGCATCAGTCTTCCTTTGCTTATATAAACATATAAATTTTCTATCAGTAACGCTGTAATAATCTTTCCATGATAAATATGTTTCTACAGGAGTATAGTCTACACCCCTGCGTATCCCAAGCAATGGATACAAAAACACTTTACTTTTTTGGAAATATTTACTGTGCATTATAATGTTACCTCATTCACTAAAAATTCATATGGTAAATCAAAATTCATATTATCAATATGATACTTTGCTACATCAAGTGCCTGCTCTAGACCACTATACCATGAATCCATAGTAGTAGGTCTTACAGGAAAACTATAAATTTGATTATACTTATCTATCACTATAAAGGTAAAGTTTATTTTGTAATCTTTACCCTTATCACCAGCATTTTTTAATGCTAGTACTGAATAAATAGCCGCTTGTAACCAATAGTTATAGAATTCTACTGTTTCAGCAAACTCTGTGACACTCTTGCCCGTAGTTTTAAAATCTATTATTCTTATTGTCTTATTCTTATGATCTATTATATATTTATCTATTATACCTTTTAGGCCAAAGTCATAGTTTTGTAGTTTACAACTCAGTGCTTTCTCTACAAATGATTCTGTGTCATCAAGTTCAAAGTCAGTTTCATTAGAAGCTAATGCTTCCATAACTGACTTGTTCTCCTTGATTAACTCAACAGATTCATTGCACTTCTTATATATATCCTGATCTATAATGTCTTTGCCATCACAGTTCAAAAGAAATTTATAATACTCCTTATTGTCATCAGTCAATATCTTAGATAATCTCTTTGAGTCATCCTTAATAGACTGATATAAGTTCTGATGTTTTAGAGCAGTAATTATATTAGGCTCTAAGTCTTCTAGATCTTCTTTGTCAGCAGTATCTTTAACTTCATTAAGAACTCTGCGTACAGCATCTGATGGTATCTTACCAGGCACTAATGCAAAGTTATTATCAAATTCTTCAGGTTGTAACAATAGTAAATGAATTAACTTACCTTCAATTAAATGCTTATCTGTTCTCACCTCCCTCTCCTTAAGGATATAATCCTTGTAGAAAAGAGATGGTGAAAACTTAAGCCTATTTAAACTTGAGTAAGAGAATTCAAAGTTACCATTATCACATTTAGATTTAAAAATGTTTTCTAGTTCTTGATTCTTTTTCATAATTAAAATGGTAAATCATTTACAGGCTCAGACTTTATTACTTCAGATAAAGATTTTCTTTTAACCTTAGCTCTAAAATCCGGTGTTAATGATATAGATGATCTTTCCAACTTAAATGCTTTAGAAGAACCTAAGCCTGTAGCGCTTTGAATAACTCTATCAAACAGTAAGTCAAGGACATGTTCCATTGCTGGCACAGTTAAAGCATCATCTTGGATTAATAACTCAATTAGTCTTTCATATCTATGAGAAGTCCCATGCTGATAATTTGTATTATCATAATACTTTTGAAACTTTTGTCTCAAAGATTTGAAACCAACTTGATTCCATACTTTAGTACCTTTCATTCTCTCACCAAAGTGAAAGAATATCATACCAAGGTATGTCTCAGAACCTTCTATCTTTGCATTTGCCATCATGGTCATTGCTACAGCAACGTCATCAGATCCTCCACCTTTTAACATTTGTTTAAGTTGTAAAAACATCTTATCTTCAATTGGTACAGATATATCTGACATAGCCTGATTGCAATCATCATCAAGTATCCACTTAAACTTACCACCCATGATTTCATAAAACCAGTTCTCATTTTTAGCAGCAACTTTATAAGCATAATTCTTACTAAATGATACAGAATTTAATTCCTTACACAATACTTCAACGGTTTTATCCCATTCAGTATTATAATAATAACGATCAGGAACAGCAACTAAAGCATCTAGTTTATCAGTAAAGAATTTTTCCAGTCCCAAAATAACATTTTCCTTAGATTCAGCATTAGCAAAAGCAGTAGCATTTTTTTTTACAGCATTTATTAATTGTTGACCTGTTATAAACTTATTTTCATAATAACCGGATGTAACACACTTCTCAATTATTTTTGTAGATATAACTCTAGCATCTGCTGCATGCTTATTTCTAATCATTTTAAGACCTGTCTTCTCACAAT